GGCACATAAATCTTTTCGTATTTTTCGCCTGTCCACTGCTTTGTGCACTGCCTGAACTCAAGGCTTCCAATGGTCGAAGCCATCAGATCATAAGAGCGTGAAACGGTAGGCAAAGACAACGCCAGTGTCTCAACTGTGCCAGCGTTCCACGCATAAAAAGCAGGGATTCCGGACGAGCCGACACCAGCAGCAGCCTTGATAGGCGCACTGGCGTACTCGGCTCGGATTTTGCGAGAGAAAAGACCCACGCTCGGAGTCTTACACACAATTGTTGCAAATGCAACTATCTACGGAAAGCCATTGCAGCCTTGCCAGTATTTATTGGGCGTGACACCATCGCTGCAGCAACCACCAAAAGTCGGGCTGCTTCGATAGGCCCAGGTGAACGCTGGGAAGAGATAACCACTTGGCCGTTAGCCCTAGCAAGGACAGCCCTGTTGACATGGCTTGCTAGGAGTTCTTCGCCACGATGCAAAACCCGATGCTCCAAAATTAGCGATCTAGTAAGGGCTGTCAATTTGAGGATTTCTGCATAGCCGAAAGTGCTGCGCCTGCGTTCTAACTTTTCGGGCGTGTGCACGTCAAGAGTTGGCGAGATGACCAGACGCAGTTTCGGGTCTGCCTCCATCGCCTTCTCAATCTGAAGCCACATCTCCTTCATGGACTCGGTAGAGAACTCGACCGTGGCCACAATCGTTTGTTCCTCAGTTAGTCCACAGCGAATCCCCACATACTTGGAACTATCCACAGAACAATCCACAGCCAACACGCCACCGGCAGGGCATTCCTGCTCGGTCTTTAGTTTCTCCCAGACGCCAGGTTGTAGCCAAGCGTCAGCCGATGAGACCCACAGATTCAGGTGCGCACGAAGGAACGCTGCACGATCAGGAGATTCTGCAGCTGCATGAAGAGCGTCAAGGGTAATGGTTTCCCCCAACGCTGGGTTTGCCCAACGCCAGTATGAATCATCATTCGGGTCAACATCGGGAAGGCTCCACTCAGCAAAATAAAGCCGTGTCTGTTTGTGTTTGTCAATCGCCCCCAGCGCCTGCTCCCTAAGACGTTGCATAGTCTTCGACCCCTCATCGCCACTGGTTGACCACGAAGAAAGCAACGGTGATTTCACAGCAATTTGTGACGGCCGTAAAGCGTCAAAATAAACTTCTTCGGTGACGTTCCAAACTTCGTCCACAATAATCAGGTCGTAAGTTCCACCATGCAAATGAGGCGTCGCAGCACGAACCTCCCAAACACTGTTGCCTATCTCGACTTTGTTGCGCCCATAAGACCAAGTGACTTTGGCGTCATAATGCGCCTCCAGTACCGGGGCAAGTTCATTGAAGATGGCAACAGCACGATCAAGTTTGTTGGCCGTAGAAAGAACCCTCATCGGTTTGCCACGCATCGCTGCAAAGTCAGTAAGCCACCAACCAATAAGCGCCGTAAGCGCAACGGACTTGCCGTTCTGACGAGCCGTAGAAACAAGAGATTCACGATGCACAAGGTCGCCGTTGTCGTCATGGGTCAACTGGCCATTCAACGCTTGACGTTGCCACCCAAACAAAGTTTTGTTGAGCACTCTCTCTGACCAGCCTGCAACTAAATCACCATAAGAAGGGCCTGCAACAATTGGCGTTTCTAACCGAGGCTGAACACGGCCGAACTCAGGCGACTCAGACGCAGCCAAACTGAAACCACCTGAACTGGTTTGGTTTGTTCCAGATAAGAGCAAAGAAGGGGACGGGGGCTTGGTTTTTTCTTTTTTCAAAAAATTCTCTGGGTTTTTTGGTTTTGGCGTTTTGTTGCCGTCTTGGAGTCCTAGTGCTTCGTTGCGTTGGTGCTGGACATGGGCTTTCTTTTGTGCTAGGTAAATCGCTCCTCTTTGTGCGTTGCATGGTTTGCAGCTGGCGACTATGGGTGTGTCGTCTCCGACTAGGTCGTAGGGCAGTAGATGATCGGCTTCGGTGGCTGGCGCTTTCTTGCACCAGTGGCATAGGGGGTTGCCTTCGAGCACTTCGGCTCTGCGTCTTCTGTATTCAGGGTTGCTTGTGCGTTTAGGCATTGTGTGTTGTGGCTTTCTTGCTAACGCCCTCGCTGCGCTTCGGTTGTTCTCGGTTACAACTTAGAGTTTGTGGTTTGTGTTCCCCACAGTTCAGGCTTTGTCTGCCTTGGTTGCCGGACACATTGTTGAAGTGGACACCATTCGCATTTATGACGTTTGGACGCTGCACAGTGGCTGACCCCCACGGCCATTCAAGTAAGTCATCACAAGTAATGAGGCGCACTGCTCTACCCACGTCTCCGTGTGTTTCACCTGCAGAGTGCAATTCCCTACGAGGCCGTGAGTCTTTCAGTTGTGGGGTCATGGTTAGTCCTTGAAGAACCACCTGATGGCGACAATAGCGCACACGAGTAGCGAGCCGTAATAAACCCATAGCCATTTGGCGCTCACAGTTGGTACTGGTCACAATCGTCTAGTGGTACTTGCATAAACCATTCAGATGTTGTATGCACCGTGGGCTTCTTGACCAACATGATGTTGTCGAGGCTTTCAGGGGTCACAATTAGCGCCTGGGTGCGTTCAGCGTTCACGATCACATAGAACACATACGGTTTGCATTCGATGAACTTAACCTTGCGTGCTGCAATGTGCACATTGTCAAAGGGAAAGTGTTGCCCAGACCATGAGTGTTTGACTTCTACTTCAACCCCACATTGGTAGCCGTTGCATTCGCCTACTAGGTCTATGCCGTACTGGTCTCTGTTCACTACTAGGTCGAAGCGTGCCCATGTTTGGGCTTCTAAGAATCTAATGACGTCATGTTTGCAGTTGTCATCGGCGTCATACTGCTCTGGGCAGAACGGTTTGTTACTCATTGGGCTTCCCTCCCTAGTCGTGCTGCGATGAGGTCTAATTGGTTTGGTCGCCACACATAATGTTCTATGCCTGACGCCAGTAGAGCCTCGCCCCACATCATTTGATCATGTGAGAGGCGTCCAGTGGTGGATTTGAGTTCGGCCATGATAAAACCCCTAGTCCTGTGCACCATGCAAAGGTCGGGGAATCCTTTGCCGTCTGACCTAAAGACACCGGGTCTTACTTGGTGTGGGGAGGCGTGGAAGATGAGCCATCCGTTCATTTTGGCTATCTGCTCGACCTTGTCTTGGAAGAGACGCTCGGATGCGTCACCCATTGGAGGCACGGCGCAGTTGGCTTTCTAGGGTTCGGTTGATTTGCATCAGTCTTTTGCATTCCTCTACAAGCACGCTGAGTTGTTTTGCCATGTTGCCTACACAGTCACAGTCAGGGTCATAGTTAGTTGTGGCTGTGCAATCTGGGTAATGCCAGGCACCGTTCAAGCCGTACGGCATCATTTCTTGCCTGCCTGACCAAGTAGAAGTCCAGTCATGAACACGGCAAACACCATGATGACCAAAGAGAGAAAGTCAGTCATTGTCAACCTTCCACAGTGCTGACAGTTGTTTGGTTAGTACGTCAAGGCGAGCCTCAAGCAGCTCGACCTTGCGAAGTAGTTCGTTGCGTTCGTTGATTACATCTGCTAGGTGATCACGCAAAGTTCCGTTGTCAGTCATGGCATGCACACTTGCAATCGTTTGGGTCTTCGGCCAATTGGTATCCGTAAAAACCGTAAATTTCAACAACTAAATCTAAAGACTTTTGACCAAAGTTTGTCAACTTCAACAATTGACTAGGAGTTTGTTGCAACATTTCATAATCAGAACGAATACCAGCACGAAACAAACAATTTCTAACACGCTCGCCACATTCCCAAAGAATTTGACCTTTGTGAATACGCTCCCACCGTCTATAGTTTTCGGGGTCTATCTGCTGTATTTCCCAACGTTTTTCTGTTTTGGGAAACAATGTCAACATGTAATTGTGCTCTTCTTCTAAGTTTCTGATTTCCATTAGAACGGCTCCTCTTCAGGCAATGGGATTTCTTCAGGCTCATTGTTTTTGAGTGCTTCAATGGCTTTGGAGACTTGGAACTTGTCCATGCTTGGCAGGTCAAGTGGGGGCAACTTGCCTGCCTCCTTCAACAACTTCTTGTACAGCCACACTTGCTTATCGCTTGGGGCGTTTGCAGGTCGCTCTGTAGTGACACCGTCGGCGCTGGTTGTGGCGACACGCTGCACCTTGGCCATCTCTTCACGGCTAGGACGCTTAGAAGGGTCTGTGCCTGCCAGGTTGTAGTTGGCTAATCCTCGACCCACAGATCCTGTTTCTGCGTTAGCCAAATGAGACGCCTTGTTGATGTGGTTTGAGTTTCTGACTTCTTCTTCCCACCCTGTCGCTACAAGTACGTCACCGATGTAGATTTCGGCTTTGAACACAGCCACATCTGCTAGGTAGTGCACCAGTTCTGTAATGATGCGCCCATCTGGGTGCGCTGTGTAGAACTTGTTTATTCTGCTACTTACTGGTTCGTAGTCTTCAAGATTGAACGCCATTGGAGTAAAGCCTTTCTAGTCGGTCACATTCTTTTTCAAGTTCTCTAATTGTTTTCATCATGCCTTGCGCTGCGTGTTCCAGTTTGGCAACTGTTTCTTTGCAGGCTGTGATGTTGTCTAGCAGTTCACACTGGCGACAATCCCTAGTAGGGAAGCCGGGCTTTTCTTTGCCTAGATAGCAGTCTTCATGGTGATAGTTGACGGCCATCAGATGAGACCTTTTGCGTGTAGGTCTGATGCTTGCTTTGCAGCGTCCAGAATCATTTGTGCTAGTGCGTTCGGGTCGTCCTTTTTGGCGACTGACAGTTTGCCAATTGCATACTCGACGGCTTGACGTTCTTCGAAACGCATTTGCATTTCTAACTTGACGGCCAAGTGACCCAAGATTTGTAGTGCTTCTGAATGTGTCATTGTTTCCCTCACTGACTCGATGCGCTATTTGCAGCGCCGTATTTTTATAACAGATGGGTGGTTGGATTTGCAAAGTTGGTCGTTCAGACCGTTGCAGTTGTTCTTTATGGCTCCCCAACCGTACAGCCCGACTGGGTAGCGATAGCGCCCATTCTCGGTGTGGCCTTTGAAAGCAATCCTGTCCACTGCTCTGGCTTGCTGTGCGAACGTCAACAGATGCGCACGGCTCGCTGGTGTGTGGTTCCAGTTGTCCCAGGTGCGACGGTAAATGCCAAAAGCAGAAACATACGATCGTGTGCGATGCTGCGTATTATTGCCAGTCTCGCACTGCGCCAAACTGATGTACCACTTTTTAGGCATGGGGTGATTCCAGTCTTCTTTTGCAGCTGCTGGTGCTGGTGCGAGTAGGGCGATGAATAGCGTGAAAGCCA